CGCTTTTCCTCTCGTGACATTGCAATTCCTCTAGCTCCTCGCGCAGCACAAGCTCCATCACGCCCCAGCGCCACAGCAGGTCAAGCTCGTCGGCGGTAAAGTGTGTGCCGCTTCCATTGCGCTTGGCGCGCCGGAACTTGTTGGCGAGATGCTGTGCGCTCACGCCGCCACCCTCTTGCAAGCATCGCATTTGCAATCCATTGGGTGAATCTTCCCGTAGATATGCTCCCTGCGGCCGGGATGCTGCTTGGCGATCAGATGCGGCAGCATCGTCAGCTTGCGCGGGTCTATCGGGCTATTGGAGAATAGGCGCATTGGATCACCTCAGATTCATTTCAGCGCGACGGTTCGAGCTGGCCGTCCGCCATGCCTCGAAAGACAGCCGAGCCTTCTCCGCATCCGAATCCGCCAGCAGATACTTGATCCGCGCGGTTTCATATTCGGCCAGCGCCAGCTCGTATTCGCGGTCGGCAAGGGCCATCGTTTCCGCCATCGCGGCCGATCCGGCTTCCTTGCGGTGCTTCAGCGTCAGAATTGCTTTCCGCTGCTTCAGGCGCGCTTCGAGGCGTTCCGCGTCGCCGCGTGCCTGGGCCGCTTCCGTCAGCTTTTCGCCGAGCGATTGCAGCGCGCGTTCGTATTTCTCTTCGAGCGGCATTATCGCGTTCACGCAGCCCTCCGTAGCCATGCCTCGGCAAGCCTCATTGCTTCGGCGTAGAGATCGATGCCGTGCTTCAAGTAGAAGCCCTGATGGCTCAGTCCCTCGACACTCACCGGATCGCGGTCGAACGGGTCGAACACCTTCTGATGAAATCTCGGGGCCAGCGGCACCACCAGCCAATCGCTTCTGCTGAACCGTCCAGGCTTGTCGGCATATCCGGTGACGTGATGGATGGTCGCGGCCTCACCGCTTACCAAGCAGCCCTGCTCGGCAACCCAATCGTGGAAGCGCTTCACTTCCGCCGACTTGTGATGGCGCTTGGCGCGAAGAGGCGTCTTGCGGAGCATTAGAAAGGCGCGTCGGTTCCGTCGTCAACGTAAGCAGGCGCACGGTTCTGCTGGCGCTGCCCATTGTTGTTGTCGCGCGGCTCGAAAAGGTTGGCGACGACCCGCCCTTCGCTGTCGGCGATCGGCAAGGCATCGAAGATGAGCTGGATGCCCTTTTCTCCCTGAAAAGCCGTTCCGATGCGCGTCCAATAGGTCTTGCCGTTGCTGCCATTGCGCGGGGTGCAAATGTCAAATCTCTTGCTCATGCTGCCTCCAGTTGTGTTTCGTAGCGGGCGCGAAGCTGCTCCACGGTTTCCTCGATCTCACGCAGGAACTTGGCGACCTCGGCCTCGATCTCCGCGATGGCCTCCGCGTCGCGGTTCACCCGCTTGACGAACAGCCGCATCCGCTCGGGAAGCCGGTTGTCGTAACTGGCGAAGTCGCACCACTGCCGGTCTGTGCAGGCCATCTGGAACTGCATCTGCTTCATGTATTTGTCGGGGATTTGCCCGATCAGCAGCGTCTCGATGTGTGTTGCCGTGTTGGGGCATTTCAGCTCCAGCAGGCCGTCGTCGCCGACTAGGCCATCCGGCGATGCGCCGGCCATGTTGATTGTTGGATGTGGGATGAAGCCGACCTGCTGAACGTCGCGGTCAACGAAGAACTCATAAGCCCTGCGCGCTTCCGGCTCGGTTTCCGTGCCGTGGATCATCGCGGCGTTCGTGAAGGACGGCTGCACGCATCCGGTCAGCCGCTCGCAGATGAGCTGCGAGGCATAGTTTGCGCGCGATGCGCTCCAGCCCGTTTTCGTCTTTGCCATCAAGTCCGCGATGCGCGAGGCCGTGACCTTGCCGCAGCGTTCCTGAAGCCATGCGTCGGTGCCCTGCTCATGCATTGACCGGCTCCTTCCGCTTGGCTTTCGCTTCGAGCGCGTTCAACGCTTCCTGGTAGCGCTCGGCGGGAACGTCCTTCAGGCTCGGCACGCCGAAGTATTTGCAGAAGCGGGCAAGGTCAGAGCCGGTGCGATCGACCGCGGCTTGCAGCTCCCTGAACTGCTCCTCGCTTACCTTGCCGCTGCCGGCGTTACGGTTGGCGGGAACATAATCGTTACCCGCTGCAATATTGGCGTCGTCCTCTTCCTCGGCTACACGGCCAAACGCCGCAGCGTAGGAATATCGCTTGAAGTAGGTGATGATCGAACCAGCTTCCTGCGGCGCGTTGGGAAGGGCGAGCATCGGAAGGGGGCAATCCAGATGCTCGCCGCTTTCGTGCAGGATGCGCGTCACCATCGCGCCACCTTCCACGAATTGAACGAAGCCCAGACCGTGCTTGGCAAGAACGGGCCGATCTGCGTCCACCATGCCTGCCAGCGTGGCGTAGCTGAACTTGTAGGTGCCGCCGCTTTTCATGCGGACGGAGACCTCGCGATCCTTCCGTGGCGGAAGCATCTCCGCCTGGGCCGCGATCAGCGCTGCGTTTAGGTTCGCGTGTGCAGCTTTCACCTTCGTCTCCGCGTTCATCGTGAAATGCTGCCCGAGCGCTTGTTAAGCTCGCCCTCGGGCTCCCTTGTGGTTGCTTCCAATTCCCAGAACCTCGCGAGCGCACGGTCGCACTCGTCCAGACCTTCATCCGATCCGGTGTTGATGGCGCGCTTCAGTGCATCAGCGGCTTCATCCCACGCCCGATTCATCGCGAATGCGCGCTCCAGTTCGAGGTCGATCAGGGCGACCATCCCGAATGCGGACTTGGTTGGGTCACACATTATGCTGCCCTCGTCGTGAAGTTGATCGATGTGCCAAGCGGTTCGCGCCACAGGCTTTGGTGCGGCCCGTAGAGCGCGTGCCAGAGCCGCCACTTGCGATCCCATGCCCACACGCGGAGCTTGCGCGTCGGCAGCTTCGGAGCGAGCCAGCGCCAGAATGCGTAGCGGATCATCATTGCGCGCTCTCCGCGCCGGACACGCTTTCCAGCACTTCGCCAGCAAGCGTCCGCACCTCGAACGGAAAGCCTTCGTCCAGATACAGGCGGCGAGCAGCGAGCATCCCGCCTGACCAGTTGCGGTCAACGTAGAACACCGCGAGGTCTGCGGCGTGCCGCCACGCGAAGCCCGCCTGAATGCCCCACTCGCGTTCCTCGGGAACCTCATCGCGGAGGATGCCCGGCTGCGTGTAGAGCAGATGTGATGCAATCGGCGCTTCGCCTCGGTTGAGGCTGTCACGCATCGCCGCGCGGGCGTATTCCACGTTGGCTTCAATGTCGCCCGCGTATGGACTTTCGATTATGACGCGCCTCACGCCGCCCTCCGCTTCTGAAGGTCGAGTGTCCGCCGCAGCTCCCGCTCGACCTGCTCGGTAAGCCGCGCATCGGGATGGTTCGGAAAGTCTCCCCACCAGGGATCGTAGGTGCTGCGTTCCGTCAGCTGTGCGCACGTCTTGCACAGGTGCTCTCCGGAGTAGTTGTGGAGAACCTTGAGGCAGCGGGAGCATTCGAGGATGTCCATGCTCATGCCGCTTCTCCGCGCGCTTTGGCGAGCGTTTCGCCGATCTCCCATGCGAGTTCGCCAGCGCATCCGTTGTCGGCGAACCAGCGCATCGCCCGTTCGGCTAGTCCGTAAAGCTCAGGAGCCGCAGCGATCAGGCGGGCGTTGGCTTCGGCATCACGATCAGGCATGATGAAAGCCTGTCCGATATACTGGGTGACGCGCCCGCCGTTCTCCCGCTTGAACACATGACGAATTGCCCAAGCACTCGGCGGCGCTGATGGGTCAAACGTGATTGTATCCCCAGCGACGTGGTATTCGGGAACGCGCTGAGCTTCCCAAGGCCCCGGCGTGAACGACGCCGCGCTCACGGCCTCACCCCCGCCACCGCAAAGAAGCACAACAGCACAATCGCAAACCCTACGCAGGTGTAGGCAAGCCACAGGAACAGCGTTGCGCGCCATTCCTCGAAATAGAGGGACATGCCTTCGTCGTCGGGGATGGTGTTGTCGTTAGCGATCATACGAACCTCCAGATGAGGAAAGCGCCAATCACCAGCAGCGGCACCAGGCATCCGATGAGCGGCACGATTGCCATGCGCTCCTCTGCACCTTGGGGGTGGAGGAGGCTCATGAGGACTTCTCCGCGCGGTATCCGTGCATATGAGCAACCGCCCTAAGGGCGAGCGCCCGCCTGATTTCAGCCATTGAGGCTTCATGACATTCCGAATGCCACCAGCCCTTCGTGCCGGAGACCATGATTTGCTCGGCGGTGAGCGGGATGGTTTCACCGCATCGGGGGCAAACTGCTTTGCTCATGAGGCACCGTTGAGCTTGGCGAGGTGCTTCGTTCCACCGCACTGGCCACAGACATCGCCGTAACCAGTGCCATGACCACTGAAGCCGCTACCTCCGCATGCGGGACAGTCGATCTCACCGCCGACCTTGGCGAGGAGGGCGCGATTATCAGCGACTTGCCCATCGATTGACGGCAGATACGGATGCAGTTCGAGGTCGTCCGCACGACACATGTCGCGAACGTAGTCAGCGTATCTGGCGCAAATATCGGTGGAGAGGTCCAGCATCTCCACAAGCTCTTCGATTGTGTCGGCGGCTTCAGCGCAGCCAACATCAGCATGGTCCTCGACCTCGCGCAGCCGCTCCACTAGGTTGTATGCTTCGCTATGCCTTAAGTCCTGTTTGGGGATGCTTGGCTTTACATTGCGGCTCATGCGAACCCCCTCATCAGACACACTCCCGCGATCAGCAGAATAAGGATCAGGAGATAGAGGGCGGTCATGCGTCCTCCTTCGTCGCCTTCGCGATCAGCGCGCGGGCGGCGTTGTCATCGTCGCGGTCGGCGACCATTGCGGTGAAAGCGAAGAGTTCAGGCGCGGCGGCGATCAGGAACGCATTGGCGACCTGTTCGGCGAGCGGGCGATCCGACTTGGTAAATCCAACCCACTTGACGACGGGTCGCGTATGGCCCTCGCCGGCAACCACTTCGATGAACCGGCCCTTGTGAAAAGCCGACCACGGAGCAGGGGTGAATTGTGCTTCCATGCCTCTTGTTTATTCCGAAAATCGGAAGACGTCAAGCGGCAATGTAACGAATTTCAAACTAGAGGTCGTTAAGGTTTGCGAAACCTAGTGTCACGGAAAACCGAAGCTGCTCGGGAGATATCGTGATCTTGCACAGCCCCAAGATTGCGCTTAGTGGGGGTTGTGGCGTTGGAACAAAGGAAGAACAAATACGAGGAGCGATTCGTCCTCGATCTGCTCACGCAACTTTTGAACGGCGAAGGCGCATCGCCTGGAAAAACATCTCTGCCATCTCTATCGATCCCCGAGCTGTCGGATCGGATACGAATTCGGCGAATGCTCGAACGTCTTCAGA